CTCCGTAGCCGCCACGTCCGCCCCTGCCGTACCGCCTCGGCTTGGAGGGGGTAAGCGTGGCCGTCATGCCGTCCGCACCGGAGCCGCCGGTCACATCAACGGTTGTCTCGCCCGGCAGGCCGCGTCCGGAGGATCCGGCTTTGCCGTTGGCTCCCGCCGCCGGTCCGCCGCCCAGACCGGAACTGTACCAGCCGAAACTGCGCGGGGTGCTTGTTGATGCGATTCTGGTCATACTGACTTTCCCCTCGCTGCCAGCTACAGGGCCGGGGGTAAAAGCGTTCCCGTCCTCGTCATAAGCAATCGTGCCATTGACATATTGCTGGACGCTATCATCTGTGTACTCACTTACAGCCGGATCACGTCCGGCGCCGTCGCCGCCGGGGAGGCCGTCCTCGCCGACGCCGCCGAACTGCTCTCCGGTGATGGGATCCGTGAATCCCCAATCGGGGGCAGACGCGCCCGCCGTAGTCATGCCGTGGAACACCGTATCCGTGCCGTTCGTACCGGGGAGATCGTCCGGGCTGAATTCGGCGCCCTTGCCGCTTTTTCCGCAATTATAGGCAAGGCTTTTCAGCTGGGACACGTCGAGATCGCCCTCTACGATCCTGCCGCCCATGCCGCCCTTGCCGCCGGGACCGCCCTTGCCACCCAGCGCCAACGCGTAGCCGTCTACCCGATCCTCAAAAACCGGGTTTGTCCACGAGAACTTAGGCCCCGATTGGGTATCTTCGCCCTTTTCGCCGCAGCGCCCGCCCTGTCCGGCGGAGATCATCACATAATGGATCGTTGTGGTGCCTTCCGGGATCTGGAACTCGCCGGAGCCGGTGAGGACTACCCGCTCGTCCAGATACTCCGCAGATTCCGGCTGCGCCGGCTTAAATCCCACCAGTGCCTCCATGCTGCTTTTAAGCGTCGCGCTCATGGTGGTGTCAAGAGACTGGATGCAAGCGGAAACCATTTTTTTGTCATACGGATGATATACGCTTACAACGTGGCCCGGTTTCTCGTGCCCGCTTACAATGTCATTGGTGATAGTTTCGCGGCATCGGTAATAGTCCGCAAGACGCTTCGCCACGGCGTAGGAATTCACCAGAGATACCAGCGTGGCGTCTGTAACTGATTTGATGTTTTCCACAGCGCCAGCCGTCACAGGCTGCGTGATTAAGCGGGTGTTGTGAATATACGCCTTGCCAGTCAGTGCGCCAGCGCCAGCGGAGATCTTGGCGTAGTTCGCGCCGCTTTCCAAGATTGTGAAGCCAGTCGCAGAGAGGGAGTGCATCGGTTCGGAGAATGTGATGATATCGCCATTCTGCGCCGTGCCGGAGAATAGCTCCTTTACCTCCGTTCCCGCAACGTATTGATGCTCCGTTACCGTCACGGCAGAGATGGGTGAATCGTATTTCACGGTTCCCCCGGTGTAAGATCGGTCGACATCAATCAACGATGCCGTACCGTCCCACAAGGGTTCAATTCTCAAAACACCGTTCAGGTCTGTGCGGAGATAGGCCCCAATGGCGAAAAGCACTTGTGAGAGGTTGTCTCGTGCAGAGCGTTCTTTCCCATCCGCATAAGGAAGCCAGCCGTAAAGTTTAACTCCGGAATATACACTTTTTATCAGCGAAGGGATGTTGCCGCAGATTTCTTTTACAACATCTTCCACGGTCTGGCCTGTGTAAATGCCGCCAGTATGCACCATTCCGGTAAGTGCGCCCATAGGGGACCGCCCGGTAAGCTGAAAAGTGACAGGACCAATACGAGAAACGCCGCTACTTACAAATCTTGCTTTGATTTCACCGCCTCTGTAAACAATGATGGGGGTGTTATTGGGGAGTGCAGAAAGCTGTGCGCCTATTGTTGTGGTGCAAACTTCTACGCTGACCGTATCGAACGAAAGGCTGCTTTCATCCAATGCAACTTCTTGAAAAGATGAGCAGTAGTCTAACCGCATATCGGCCTTAGACGCATCCCGGTCAAACTGGTAAGGGCCGATCATGATATAATCCATACGCCCTCCTTACCGCGTGATTTGCGGTGCGATTGGGATGAAATGGATTTCAATTTCTCCCCAATAATTGATCCCGTTTTCAACCTTTTCAATATCGTGCGATGCGCTGGTGTAGTACGCACGATAGGAAATAGTTGTGTTGCCGTCCGCAGCTTCAAGCAAAACGGAATCGTCAATGGAATGGGCTTTGAGATAATTCCAGAACGCATCGTAGCTTCTGTAATCGTCCCCTCTGCGGAAAACGGTCACCTTATGCCCAATGTACGTCCCCAGAACATCGCGGATCATCCGGCCTGTGTCTTTCGATCTCCCAGCGTTCTCCCCATCGAGAACGCTGAAATTTTCGTTGTACTTGGAGATCGCGACATTCACATCAAATGAAGTCCCGTTAATTTTGATGTAATTCATATACACCGCCTTTAGGTCACTTTAATACCGACGCGCTGCGTCTGGTCCTTGTTCAGCTTGAAGATAATGCGGCCCAATTCCTGTTCGCCGATTTTAAGGATTGCCGTCTGATTGCCACCGCCATACTGCGACATGCCACGGGCCACCGCTGCCTCGATAGCAGATTCAGGGGCTTCAATATTGTTCCCCTGCTTCTGGTCACCCAGTACCGCTAAAAACTCACGGTTCGGGGGAATAACTGCGCCGGTCGCCAAACGCGGAACGGATGCGGAATTGATGGCAGGTGTGCGGACGTTACCGCCGCCTGTAAATGCATTTTTGATGCTCCTCATTGCATTAGAAGCCCAAGATTTCACGCTTTCAAACGCTGACTTCAAACCATTGAGCAACCCATCAATAATGTTTTTTCCAAGGTCTTGCCAATATTCAACGGTGAAATACTTTGCAACACTTGATTGCCACCAGGCTTTGATACCTTCCCACGTTTCGCTTAATTTTTCTTTCAGATAGTCCCAGTTGAGTGCCACCACAGAGCCAAGTCCAGCCGCTCCGGTTACGATCATTCCCAAACCGAGAGGGATACCAACTCCGGTAAACACAAGGATTACGCCCAAGACAAGCAAAGCGCCGCTTATCATAGCCGTAATTGCTCCGATGGGTCCACCCAGCAGATTTGTTATTGTATCCCAGTTTGCAATCACCGTTGCCGCAAGACCGGCAGCACCGGCAATAAGCAAGCCGATTCCGAGAGGAAGTGCGGCTCCGCTGAATACTAAGACTGCGCCGATAACCAATAGTGCGCTGCTAACCACGGCAACAACGCCGCCAATAGCACCTTGCAACAAGGTTTTAATTGTATCCCAATTCGCCGCAACCGTAGTCGCAAGCCCAATTGCACCGGCAACCATCAATCCTAAACCGAGTGGGACGCTTGCACCGCTAAACGCCAAGATTGCACCCAATACAAGCAATGCGCCTGAAAGCAGCCCCACAACTGCTCCAACAGGCCCTTGCAACGCCTCTTTGATCGTATCCCAATTTGCCGCAATGACCGTCGCCATCCCAGCAGCACCAACAGCCATTAGTGCAAGGCCAAGGGGGATATTCGTGCCGGAAAACAAAATCACTGCACCAATTACGAGTAGTGCAAAACTCAAAAGCGCAACAACGGCTCCGATTGGGCCTTGCAGCATCTTTTTAACAGTATCCCAATTAGCTGCGACAACAGATGCAAGTCCGATTGCACCAGCAACCATCAGCCCCAAGCCCAAAGGGATGTTTGCTCCGGAAAACAAAATAATTGCACCGATTACAAGCAACGCAACTGACAGGATCGCAGTAACAACTCCGATTGGGCCTTGCAGCAGTTTTGCGATTGCCCCCCAGTCTGTCTTTATAGCGCCCCAAATCGCAGCAGCGCCTAAAGCCATCAGAGTAATTCCTACCGGGATATTGGCACCGGAAAACGTTAGAATTGCGCCGATGGCCAGAAGCAGCGCACCGGTAAACAGCTCCATTATTGCGCTAAGCTGATCGTTTATTCCAGTTGCAAAATCCGGTCCATTTTTGGCTTTGTCATCATTACCGGAAAGCTTATTGATCTCATCAAAAGATGCTAAAGATTTACTCGTTTTTTTTGCGGCTTTCCCCGTTTTATCCATTGCGCTGCTTTCTTTATATAGATTCTCGGCAGCTTCCGCAGATGCTTCTGCCGTTGTCCCAAATATTTTTGAAACGAGGTCAGAAATTGTATTGACTATGCGTGTCAGCACATTTACAAAAACAGTAAAAACAGGGATAAGCACATTCAAAATAGGCTGCGCTAAAATCATCAAAGCACCCTTCAACTTAGAAACTGCTTTCATAGCCTTTTCGTTTGTTTGAATGGTACTCCACATATAGTCTTTTAAGGTACGAAGCGCTTTTGTAATAAGCGTAAAAACAAAAACGCGCCGAGCAAGGCCCTTGATGCGGTTGGTGAATTTGTCCATCTGCTTTGCTGCTTCTTGGGCTGCGGGTGACATCCCCTGCGTATGTCTTTTTGCCCCGGCAAGCTGTGCGGAAAGTTCTCCCGCTCGTGCGCTCATTCGTTCAAGGCTTCGGGTATCTTTTCCAATGGACGCATCCATGGTCTCAACCTTTTTTTGCACACCATCCCATTCTTTTTGCAATGATGCTACTGTCCGCTCTTGATCTTTTATAGAGCTGGATGTAAAAAACGCATCTCCGCTTTTCATGTAGTCCAGCTTCGCCTTTGCGTCATCGAGAATAGCCCCTAATTGTTTTGATTGCTCAACCAGCGGCATCTGCTCTTGTTTTTTATCGCTGATTTTTTCATTGAGCGCATCGATTTTTTTTGTTAGCCTGTTTAATTCCGTTTGCGCCTGCTTGTCATCAACATCAGCTTTGATAATAACGGAACCATCTGCCATGCAATCACCCTCTTTCTCTGTTGCTTGAAATGTGCAATTTTATATGTTATATTGAATGAAACAATTGTTAAGGAGTGATATAATGAGCCTTTTTAGCAAAAAACCAAGCAAAATTAAGTCCGCAAAGCTCCTTGGCGTTAGACAAGCGGAAGAAACTTTGTTGTTTCATACCTCAAACTTTTCTCTTTATAGTTTTTTTGTCGAATATGCAGACGGGACTACCGCTGTAATTGAATGTACGCCAACTCCCCCAACAGGAAACAAGAAAAAGGAAAAAGAATTGTTTGATAAGTTAATTGCAATTTCAAACCAAACAAACCAGAACGAAAGTGATGATACTCAAACAAGCGGGTCAATTTTGGATGAATTGCAAAAACTAAAAGATTTGCACGATTCTGGTATAATACCAGATGAATTATTCCAAAAGAGATCGGAAGCCTTAGTGGAGAAAATGTCTAATTTGGTAAATGCAAATAGTTCAAACTCGCCAAACTTTTATGTGGAACGTGAACGCCCTCGTTCAGTTATGGAGGGGAAATCGATTTTAATTATTGATGGAGAAAAAACCGGGTATAATTTGGACGCGCCCGTTTCTCTACGTCTCGATTTTGGTTCCCACACAATTTCGATTGCTCGCGGATGCGTTTCAAGCCAAAAATTTAAGCTGAATGTTTGCGAGTCAAAAACATATAAATTGACTTTTGATCCTAAAACAGTCAGCATTGATGCAGAATTGGTGGAAAAATAAGCCGCCAACCAACCGCCCTCTCCGGAGGGCGGTTTTCATATCCACTTGCTGATAACGTCCTCGTCCTGTTCCGTATACTGCCGCTTGAAGTCAACTAGGTGCCGGTTCTGCTTGTAAAACTCCTGTTCGCTTTTATCCAGTTTCTTCCCCTTTGCCTTTTTATTGCGGATTCCCACAACCTGGGCAAAAGTGCAATCCCCGATTTCCTGATACGCGGATACCCACGTCCACCAGTGCAGATACTCAACGGATCTGACTTCTTGTCCCAGAACGCGGTTGACTGGGGCAACGATTAGGGGAAAGTCCTGCTGCCAATCCATCAGCTTCGGCCCACGCTTTTCCTCCCGCTGCTCTTCGCCACAGTTGATGAATTTTGCGCATTGCTTGATTGCTTCCTTGTAGTCGCTCTGCGGCATTTCCGCAAAGTCTGGATAGAAAATGTCAAGCATGACCTCGGCCTTTTCTTCCTCCGACAACTCAGCGTCAGACAGTGCCTCAATGATGGTCAGGATATCGCGATAGTCAGAGCGTATCTGGTACTCAGTGCCGTTTACCTCTACGGCAGTCGGCAGATCGTACCTCATTTGTGGTACTTCTTCGTATACTTGCTCACGCGGGGGTTGGTGGCTTTCTGCTCACGGGCAAAGGTGGTGTCAACCTCATCCATGATGGCAAGCATCAGGTTCGCCCACACAGGCAGCCCGTCCGCCAGCGCATATACGTTCATCTCGCCAAACAGGGCAGAGCAAATGTCGAAGCCGAAAACATCGTTGATGATTTCACGCATTTCCTCGTCCATCTTCCGGGCGGTTTCAAAAACCTCCCGCTTGTTGGCGGTCTTTTCAACCTCTGCCTTGTACGCATCCTGCTTCTTGTCAAGGATATCAAAGGCATTAAACAGCTTTTCCACAAAGGCGCTGTCGGTGGGGTTAAAAGAGAATTCGCATTTGCCGTTGATGTTGTAGGTAACTAAACCGGTATCGAAAATCAGGTCTTTCATAATAGCCTCCGAAATTGGGGCGGGTTTGCGCCCGCCCCTTTGTTTTTAAGCCCCTGCCGTAAAGGTCACGCCACTGGTGTCCTTCTTGATCGTGCCAAGTGTGCGGTTTCCGCCATAGGTGATCTCACTCGTGATGTTGAGCGTACCGCCGCCGTCGCCGCCGATGCCGGTCACGGCAATAGCGCAGGAATCATACCGCTCGGCAAACTTCGCCTCGCCGGACGTAGCGTAGAAGTGTCCAATCATCATATCCTGATTGGCAAGAGCCTGCGCGTCATGATCCTTGACGGCAAGGTTCCACATCTTCACCGCAGCAGCGTCACCGGCATCCAGAGGGATGGGGTCAAAGGTCTGGGAAATAACGGGCTTCTTCATAGTGGTGAAGGTGTTGCCCAGGATGTCCTGTTTGCTCTCCTGACCCCAGTCCATCTCTTCGCTGGAATCCTCCACGCGCTTACCGATGGCGCTCCAAGTGGGAGCTTCCTTAGAGCCGGTATTCAGATACGCGATCAAAAGCTCACGGTCAATGGTCTGACCTTCGGGCGTCGCAAAAGTTAAATCTGCCATTATACATTCACCTCGTAAATCAGTTTTAGCGGGACCATGTAGTCCTCGTATTGGTCGCTTGTCGCGCCGAGATACGATGCAAACGCAGAAGTCTCAACGCGGAGGGCGCGCCTGCCCTCTCCAATGTCCGGTCGCTGCATCTGCGCCCAGTCCGCAAATTTGTTCAGCACTTCAACCGCCTTCAAGCGTGTATCGTCGCTCTTGCCGGGTGGTGCGATCTGGTAATGGATTTCGAACGAATACTCCGCCTGATATCCGCCGCAGATATACTTCTTGGTGATAACGGCCCCCTGAACGGAGGAAAGCGCCATGCCTACCGTTTTTGCCGCGAAATACTCGTACTTGATCAGATCCACATTCTCCGGAATACCGGGGAAACGGTTTGCCCAAATCAGCATCAGGCGGTCAAGGTCTGCCTTTTCGCTGCTGGATGCCAGCATTACAGGTTTTTCTTTAGAGATCACGCTTCACCGCCTTTTCTGCTACACGAACCCACTTCTCCATGTTCTGTGCCTTGGATGCTTCGAACCAATGGGAGCAGGTCCCGGTTCTGTGGAAAATCAAATCCTTCTCCGGCACTGCCGGAACCTTCGTAACGCCCTTCCGCGCATAAGAGCTTCCGGTCAGCGGATCAACGTACAGTTTGCCGTAGTACAGATATCTGGCATACGGCCCTGGATAAACAACCGTGTTTCCCGTTACCCGTGTACGCGTCCTTAGAGAGCCTGTGAGCATAGGTACGAACGGAGCGGTATCTTTTGCGACCTGCACCGCCAGAACGTGTTCTGCGCGATCACAGCCCTTGGAAACGGCCTCTTTTACAGCGTCCATGCCGTCCGTCTGAACGGAAAATTTCAACGCCATATCACACGCCTCCGACCTGCCAGTGCTGCATATCAACGCTGCCGAAATCCTTCTCGTCAACCTTGGTCACGGTGTAGCAGTTGTCCTGAGCCAGCGCCACAGTTTCATTGTCCGTCACAAACTCGCCTTTGATGAAAAACGTTGTCCCACCATTGCCTTTGACAGAAAGCGTCCACAGGTCGGTTTTGTCCTCTGCGGCGTAAAACCGCTGCGGACCGACATAGGCTTTCACCTTGCCGGTAAAACCGTCCACAGCTTCCACGCCAAACGGGATGTAGAGGTCAACTGCATCAGCCCCGGCAAGACCGCTCTCGCGCACGTTAACCGCCTTAGACGCTTGCAGCATCACGCCACGAAGTACGGTCACATACAGCTTTTGCGTTTCCTGAAACGTCTCCTTGTCGGTTTCTTTGACCGGATTGTAGATCGTTACAGTGTGGGGAGCGTACATGATCCGCACCCCCTCCCTCGGTACAGCAAGCCAGTGTGGGCGAGATACTCCATGCAGGTCTCTGCGAGCAGTTTTCTTGCCCCATCCGTAGCGTTTAGCGCAGAAACGGCAGATTCGCCGCCGGTCGCCAGTGTGCGGGAATAACCGCCTACCGTCTCGCTTTTGACTTCTGCGTCATTAGCGGCAGCAGTCGCAAGGTTCTTCATTGCAAGCGCCTGCGCGGCTTCGATGACCGCGTACTTGTCAACCAGCGCACAGCAGCACATCTTTACCGCATCCAGCTCCGCGTTGTCCTTGGCTCGGTTCTGCGTGAAATAATCGAGGAAGGAGCTGGCCCGAACAGCCAGACGCGGAAAATCCCCACTGCTTACAGTGCCCATATAGACACCGGAGTAGTATGTGTAATCAGCGTATGTCAATTGGGTCAGCTCCTTTCCAATACTGCGATTATGTCAGCCTTGCGCATTGAACTGCTGACCCCGTCCACCCCGTTTTCCCCGGCATAATCAAGCAATTGAGCTTTTGTCATGTCGGAGAAAGCAGGGGTTTCAGGGTCAGGCTCACTCAGCAGTTCGGTTAGCCCCCCACTGCCGGAGTGATGGTGCCGACAACCACGCCGTCAATGCGCTCGGCGAACAGCACCATGCCGTTGATAACGGTATCGGATGCGGTCATGTTGGTGTAATCGGGTTCCTCGTGGATGCCGATATAACCGGTGGCGTCGGTGGTGAAGTTGAACACCTCGCCCAGATCAGCGCCGTTCACAGGGATGTAGTACAGGACGATGTTGTCTTTGGCAGTGGCGTAAATCTTGCCCTTTGGGACGCTGGAGTTCAAGATCACAGTGCCCAGACCGAGGAAGTTCTCGACATAGGTCATGCCGAAAGCGGTCTGCAGGGTGATGTTGGCAGTTGCGAGATAGTCCGCAACGTCCAGCGGGTTCATGAAATACACTGCGCCGATTTCGTCATCCTCGAACAGCACCTGCAGCTGGCCCCATGCCTGAGCCAAGGTCGCTTGGAAGGTCGCACCGCTGGCCGTACCCGTACCGGTTGCGAGGAAGTCGAAGAAGTCCTTGCGGATGCCCTTCTGCACATCCTTTAGCATTTCATCGGTGGTCATTTCAACCGCCTGATCGTAGCCGCGATCGGCGATTGCTTCGGCAGAGGTGGCCTTGCGCCACTTCTTCAAGGTGATCTCCTTGTAGCTCACAGCCTCGGTCTTGTACTTGCTCAGGGGGATGGTCTCGCCCTCAGCCACAGCGCCGTCTTCCAAAGTGCCGGTAGCCTTGTAGCTCTTGAGCACAGTACCGGCCTGCTTGGCGATCTTACGAGTAACGCCCAGAGCCTCCATCAGCTTCTTGATGGAATAGCCGAACATCTCGGTAAATTCGATCTCACGAACACGGGCGAGATCTTCCTTCTTAATCAGCTTAGGATCAACAGCCATTTTTATTCTTCCTTTCTAAACAAATCCATATTTGCGGCGATTGCAGCGCGCCGCTCAGTTCTGTCGGTGATTTGCATAATCTCGTCCTTGGTCATAAGCTTTCCGCCCTCGTTGAGCCGTGCGCCCATGTCCAGCCGGATAGTAGGCTTAGAAACAAGGCTCTTATAGGTGCCGTCTACGAGAGCGTCAAGGCTCTTGGTGTCCTTGATCTTCTCGCCGTCCAGCTCCAATGCAGACATTTCCTCGCCGCATCCGCGCATGGCAAGGTCGAGATTTGCACCGGTGATGTTTTTGCTCTCAAAGTAAGCCCGGACAGCCTTTTCCTTTGCCGCCTTGCTTTCCTTTTCGGTGATGCCGGACTTATAAGCTTCAAAATCCGAATGTTCTTTTTCATACTTTTCCTTATAGCCGCCGTCACCTGCTGCCTTGAGGTCATCCAACTGCTTTTGGATGCCGGGCAGCTTCTCCGCGTCCGCCTTGTATTTGCTGACGTCAGCCTTCAAGCCGTCCACGGTGTCCGTATGCGCCTCGATGATGGTATCCACCTGTTCGTCGGTGAGCCCCATGCCCTTCAAAAGTTTACGTGTAAGTGCCATTGTTCTATCTTCCTTTCCCTTGTCCGCAGTTCGTCGCGGCGATAGATTGTATAAAAACCGCTGTGCCTCGCGGGTTTTATCGAAAGAAAAAGAGCCAACCGCCGAGAAAAACTCGGTAGCTGGCTCCTATTGCCCTTTCCCGCGCCCAATTACGCGGGAGTTGAATATTTGATTGTTTTCTTGACCTCTA